TGCCTGTCATCGAGGCTGCTCACCTGACTGAAGCACAGCGCAGAGCCTATGTCATTGCAGACAATCGCCTTGCACTAGATGCAGGCTGGGACAATGAAATGCTAAAGATAGAGCTGAAAGACCTCGACAGTGAAGGCTTCGACCTCACGCTGACAGGCTTCGAGCTGGGTGAAATGGCAAAGCTGTTTGATGAGCCTGACTTTGCGCCGGGGACTGAAGATGATCAGGGCAAGCTAGACGAGCTTGATCCAAAGATTGTGAGCTGCCCTCATTGCGGGCAAGATTTTGACTTGAGGAAACATGGGCAAGGCTGATCTTAAAATTGACTGGGCAACACATGCTGCGACTAAGTATGCCTGCGAGAATTGGCACTACAGCAGGTGTTTGCCTGTCGGAAAGCTCGTAAAAGTCGGAGCGTGGGAGGCTGGTGTTTTTGTGGGTGTTGTCGTGTTTGGCCGTGGAGCTAATAACAACATGGTCAAAGGCTATGGCCTAACTCAGGATCAAGGCTGTGAGCTTGTAAGGATTGCATTGAAAAGCCACACTGCACCAGTTTCAAGAATTGTTGCTCTTGCTATGAAGTTTCTCAAGTCACAGAGCCCTGATCTACAGATTGTTGTCTCCTATGCAGACCCAGAGCAGGGCCATCATGGAGGTGTTTATCAGGCAGGAAACTGGCTTTACAGAGGCGTTACAAGCCCGTCTCAAAAAGTTTGGTATAACGGAAAATGGTCTCACAAAAAGACTGTTGATGATTCAGGCGTTGATCAAACAAATCTTCCAAAAAGAAAAGCATCAGGCAAGCACTGCTACCTCATGCCACTTGACGCAGACATGCGAAAGCGTATTTTGCCACTAGCTAAACCTTATCCTAAGCGTGACAAGCAGGCGATGACTGGCACCCAGCCAGAACAGCGGCGGGGCAGCACCGACCTTCACGCTCCACAGGACTTAGCGCCATGAAGAAGAAGCAGACCCCTCCTGATCGCACGCATATTCCGACACCTGCCTCTCGATCACTTGTGCAGATTCATGCGACTGTAGGCACGCGACAAGAGCTGATTGCTGATCTTCTCGACATTGACCCAAAGACCTTACGCAAACATTACAGAACAGAGCTTGATCATTCGAAGGCACGAGCAAACGCAGAAATTGGCGGCGCTTTGTTCAAGAAGGCACGAGCAGGCGACACAGCCTCGATGATCTTCTGGATGAAAACGCAGGCAGGCTGGAAAGAAACCACTGTGATCGAAGGCAAAGACGGTGGGCCGCTGAAGATCGAATATGTCATGCCTCCTGCTCATAAACATGCAGAAGGCTATGCAAGTGAGTGATGAAGTTTCAGCCGCTTCCTGCTTATGCGTTTCTCACCGACCCCGCTAAGCCTCTAGGCTCTCGGCGCTTTAGAGCAGCGTTCGGCGGGCGCGGTGCAGCAAAGTCATGGGAGTTTGTGAACGCAGCTCTGCTTCACGCCTCGACGCTTGAAGGCTTGCGTGTCGTCTTTGCTCGTGAGGTGCAGTCTAACCTTGAAGAATCGAGCTTCGAGCTAGTGCGATCTCGCCTCGATCACTACGGCTTGCTTCATGACTATTTCATCGAGAACAAAGGCACATTTGAGGGCAGGCATGGTCAAAAAATCATGTTCAAAGGCCTATGGAAGGGAAACAAGCCTGAGGGCGTGAAGTCGATGGAAGGCATTGACCTGACTATCCTTGAAGAAGCAACCGAAGTCAGACAGCGCAGCCTTGACGTGCTCGTGCCTACAATCATGCGGACACCTCGCTCTGAATTGTGGGCGCTATGGAATCCGACAGAGCCTGATGCACCGATTGACAAATTCTTTCGAGGTGCTGTGAAGCCTCCTAAAAGCGAAGTCTGGCGCACTTCATGGAGAGACAATCCTGCTTTTCCTTCGGCTCTCGCTGAGATCAAAGACCTCGACTATGCAAAAGGTCACGCTCGCGCAGAATGGATTTGGGGCGGCGAATATATGCCGTCTATCGAAGGCGCGATCTGGAATAGAGAGACGCTCGATCAGGCATGGCGACTAGGACAGCGAGCAGACCTCTCGCAGATGACTCGCGTGGTCGTTGGCGTTGACCCTTCAGGCGGTGGTGATGATGTTGGCATCGTGGTCGCAGGCCAACTAGGCGACAAGGCAATCGTGCTCGCTGACATGACCTGCAAGGCGACAAGCCCTCTCGCATGGGCAACGCAGGTCGGCAAAGCCTGTCAGATATTCAATGCAGATTGCGTCGTTGCAGAGTCGAATTACGGCGGGGATATGGTCAAGAGCACGCTTCGCACAGGCAATGTCACAGCTCGTGTGAAAATGGTCGTGGCGACTAAAGGCAAGCAGGTTCGTGCAGAGCCTATCGCTGCACTCTATGACGCAGATCGCGTGCTGCATCGAGAGCCTTTTGCGTTGATGGAAGCTGAAATGACTTTGACCACACCTGCAGGCTATCAAGGTTCGAAATCCCCAAACCGCATGGACGCTTTAGTATGGGCCATCACCGAGCTGATGCTGGGCAATGCAGCTCCTAATCCTTCAATTCGCAGGCTATAGGTCAACCTTACAATGGCAGATATGAAATGGCCTTGGTCTAAACCCGCTCCGCCTCAAACACGCGCAACTGATTCTCAGCGTGTGCTTGCTGTCACTGTCCAAGGTCAAACGATCTGGGCTTTGATTAATTACGAGGATTTTGTCACAAATGGTTATGGCAAAAATCCCATAGTTTATCGCTGTATTAGGCTTATATCTGAGATGGCCTCTGCAACCCCTTGGATGATTGACGGCAAAGACCTGTCAGACACGCCAACGCAGCTTGCACAGACGCTCTTGCAGCCTAGCGACAGCATGTCACAGCCTGATCTGATCGAAGCGATTGTGGGCTCACTTATGCTGGCAGGTGAAGCATTTGTAGAAGGCATGGAGCTGCGCGGCGAGCTGGTCGAAATGGCTTACATGCGCCCCGATTATGTCAAAGTGGTGCCTGCTACAGACGGCACTGTTCTGCGCTATGAGTTTGAAACAGGCGGCGGGCGCAAGCTCTACCCAGTGCCATTGCCGCGAGGCACAGGCGCAAGCGCATGGGGGCAGGTCTGTCACATCAAGACATGGCACCCAACTGATCAATGGCGCGGCCATTCTCCAATGTTAGCCGCGGCGTCTGCAATTATGGAGCATAACGGCGTCGGTGACTTTGCGCGTGCTCTCCTGAAGAACGCTGCAAGACCATCAGGTGCTCTAGTCTACGGGCCTAAAGACCCAACAGTGCCGTCAACGCTGTCGGATGAGCAATTCGAAAGACTCAAACGCGAGCTAAACGAAGATTACTCAGGCGTCGCAAATGCAGGTCGGCCTATGCTGCTTGAAGGCGGTTTAGCTTGGGTGCCTATGTCACTGACACCTATGGAGATGGGAACACAAGAAGCACGAGCAACAGCATCAAGAGAGATTGCTCTAGCCCTTGGTGTGCCGCCCCTCCTGCTCGGCCTTCCCGGTGACAATACCTACGCAAACTATGCAGAGGCAAACATCGCGCTGTGGCGACAAACTGTAAAGCCTATGCTTCGCCGCATCACAGGCAGATTGACGCGCTGGCTACAGCCTCTCTATCGCGGCGTTTTGATCGAGCCTGACTATGATGATGCACCTATTGCCGAAGCAGAGCGTGCTCTTGCCTTCGAGCGTGTGCAAACCTCTGACTTTCTCACAATTGACGAGAAGCGCATCGCTGTAGGCTATCCTGAATTAGAAGGCGGGCTAGGAAAGAATGTGCTTGTCGGCGCAAGCCTGACAACGCTTAAAGACCTGATCGACACCGCAGGCATGGAGCCTGCAGCAGCAGGTGAGCAAGCCTATGGGCCAGAGGGCCAAGACGATGGCGAGGACTAGCCCAGCCCAGCGAGCAAAATGGAATCGACAACTGCGCCGTGTTGCTGCTCGATCTGAAAGCAAGGCACGAGCTGCGCTTGTGCGAGAGTTTGCACGATCAGCAGAGAAATGGGACGCAGGCAGGCACGAAAGCGCACTCGAAAGCATCATCACAGGCGCATATAACGAGACAGCCAATGCCAGCTATCCCACCGCGCAGGCGATGCTTAAAGGCAAGCAGGCTCGCAAGACTGTCGATGAAGCTCGCGTGTCATGGCTGATCGGCGTCAAAGGCTGGGTGCAACAGTTTGCAAAGTCACGTTCAAGACAGATCGCTCGTGAGTCTCAGCGCATCGTCACAAAGGCTGTAGCTGATGCGGCCGCAGCAGGCGAAGGCCAAGAAGGCGGGGCAAAGCGAATCCTAGCTAAGCTCTCAGGCTCGATAGGCAGATCGAGAGCACGCACAATCGCACGCACAGAGATAGGCGCAGCGCAAAACATGGCTGTCTCTCAGGCTGCACAAGCATCAGGCATTGAATACGAGCTGACATGGTGTGCCGCTGAAGATGAGCGCACTCGTGCAAGTCATTCTGCAGCAGATGGGCAAACAGTCAAAGAAGGCGAGAGCTTTAAGGTCGGCGATGCTTTCCTAGATCGCCCGGGCGATCCTAGCGGCCCCGGCGCAGAAGTGATCAACTGTCGCTGCACTGTGCTGATCGAGCCTGTTCTGCCTGAAGATGAGATTGAAGAAGAAGCACCGCTGCCTCCTGTTGCAGCTCCTGCCGCTGCACCTGTAGCCGCAAAAGTGCCTGTGTTTAGAAATCACATCGAAGCAAACAAATATGTCGAAGAAAGCGGCATTGCCGAAAAAAGTGTGTTTGCAAAATCAAACTCTGTCGAGGGAATTAGAGATGTCGTGCAGGCACTCAAAGACTTAGATGCTCGTTTCGATTGGCCGAAGTTGTCGGCTGTCGGCAACGGCAAAGAGGTCGCAAAACTAGCAAACACTCGCAATATGACTAAAGCTCGTGGATGGTACCAAATGGGCAACAGCAGAAAGCTGGCTATCAACGACAGCGCGTATAAAAAATATGAGGATTCGTATTTTGACCCAATTGCCGAGAGAGCAGAGAAGTTTCGCAGAGACAATCGAGCTAAGATGAGCAGCTATGTTTACGCAATTTCACAAAGAGAGCATAAGTTTAAATGGACGATCCGCGATCAAGGCGGCGACGGCACAGCGATTCATGAAAGTGGACACAGGTTTCACGCATGGAAGATGTCAGAGTGTGAGCAGGCTATAACTGGCTGGAATAAGGACGGCTGGGGATTTCTAATAAGCTGGTATGGCACTACCGATAAGTATGAGTTTATCGCTGAGTCTTTTGCTCTTTACATAAACAATCCAGAACAACATTGGCGCATAAAGCCAGAGCTTTTGAAGGTGTTCAAAGATGCAGACAAAACCAGCTGAAATTGAGTGGAATGATTTAGTCGCCTTGCTTGATAAGGGATTCAGAATTGATGATCCCGAAATGATCGAGGCGCTAAAAAACTGTCATCCTGATGTTCGTGATTTATATGAGGAAGGCGTTAGCGAAGCTGGGTTTGTGCGCGACAGTGCCTAATTGAAGTGTTGTTTTGCGCTCAATTCACAGGCTGACAGCCTCGTTTATTCTAGGTGCATGGATTTACAGCACCGCTTTGCACCCATTACCAACGCCGACACGCTTGAGGGCGTGGTCGAGGGCTATGCCTCTGTTTTTGGCGTGCTCGACTCTCACAACACGATTGTAGAAAAAGGCGCTTTTGAACGCTCTCTAGGTGACTGGATGAAGCGAGGCGAAGCGCCCGGACTCTACATGCAGCATGACTATTCAATGCCGCTCGGTGTCTGGGAAGCGATGTCAGAAGATGACAAGGGCTTAAAGGTATCAGGACGCCTTGCAAAATCAGGCATTGGCGATCACACCGCAGAGCTGTGGAAGATGAAGGCCATTCGCGGCCTTTCAATCGGTTTCATCCCTCGCAAGTGGCGCGAAGATGGCAAGGTCATTCGCTTTGATGATGTCGATCTGATCGAAGTCTCAATGGTTACGCGGCCTTCAAACGCAAAAGCCAAAGCAAGCCTGCGCTCTGAAGATGTTCGCGCCTCGATCTTGACGGTTCGCGACTTTGAAGAAGCATTGCAGGTGCATCTAGGCTATTCGGCGCGAGCAGCTAAAGCAATCGCCGCATCTGGTTTCAAGAGTGCTGAAGATCGGGATGATCCGGCACCTGAAAACGCCTCGCAGCTTCGGGATGAAGGCGAGCAAATCTCCCCCGAAACGCTACGGTCTATAAACGACTGGGCAAACTCAATCTTGAAAGGGTCTTAACATGACCGATGAATTGAAAACCACGCTTGAAGGCGTGCAAAAAGTGGTTGCAGAGCTTCGCTCTAACCATGAAGAATCCTTGGCAAAATATGATGTTTTGCTGACTGAAAAAGAAACACGCATGAAAGAAGATTTTGTCTCTCTGCGTGCTCAAATGGATGAAGTCCTGAAGTCTCAAAAGCGTGCTGCAATTGTAGCCGACATGAAAGACGGATTGACCGAAGAACAGCGCCAGCACGGCTCTGAGTTTTCTGCATTCATTCGCAAAGGCGCAACTGGTGAAGTTCTGACCCGCGCCACTCAAGCAACCTTGGGCAATGACGCAGAAGGCGGCTATGTTGCCTCCCCGACTGTACAGCTTGCTGTCGAGCGTTTGAGCAAGGTGATGTCTGCAGTGCGCTCTGTTGCTCGTGTCGTCACGATCTCTGGGCCATCGCTTGAGATTCCTATTGATCGTCTCGGCTTTGCATCAGGCTGGGTCGGTGAAGTGGACTCTCGTGGTCAAACCAACACAGGCGATCTTGGCCGCGTAAAGCCTCCTATGGGCGAAATCTTCGCAAAGCCTCGTGCAACTCAAGCTCTGCTTGATGACGCCTCGATCAACATTGAATCGTGGTTTGCAGAGAGCATTGCTGAAGAGTTTGCATTCCAAGAAGGTGCAGCCTTTATCAACGGCGACGGCATCTTGAAGCCTATGGGCTTTATGGCAGGCGCTAAAGCAGAGCAAACTGGTTTGACCGAGCCTGCGTTCGGCACTCTAGGCTTTGTGAAGTCGGGCTCTGCGACTGGCTTTGCTCCTGCAACTGCAACGACTGGCGATGCCTTCACCGATGTGGTTCGCGCTTTGAAGCCTGCTTATCGCGCAGGCGCTTCATTTGCGATGAATCGCATGACTGAAGCAAACATCGCCAAGCTGAAGGACTCGCAAGGTGCTCCGTTGTGGCGCATGTCGCTGCGTGACGGCCTGCCTTCGCAGCTCGTCGGCTTCGGCATCAACATCATGGATGACATGCAAGACATCGGCAGCGGTCTGTATCCCGTAGCGTTCGGCAACTTCAATTCGGCCTACATCATTGTAGATCGCATTGGCATTCGCACGCTTCGTGACCCATATTCTGCCAAGCCTTATGTCGAGTTCTATTCGACCAAGCGTGTCGGCGGCGGTCTTTACAAATCCGAAGCCCTCAAACTCATCCAAACCGCAACATAAGGGCTTATGACCATGACTGATTTTGTTAACAATGTGAGCGTGGCACTGTCTCATGTGCCTGCCGTTCAGACTGCAACTCTCGACGGCTCTGCAGTCGATCTGTTGGGCTATCAAACTGCAATGTTTATTGTGAACACAGGCGCCATTGTTGGCGCAGGTGACTTCTCAGTAAAGGTGCAAGAGTCTGATGCTTCAGGTTCTGGCTACGCTGATGTGCCTGCAGCTAAGCTGATTGGTGCAGCACCTCCTGCAACTTTGTTGCAGAACGCTGTCTATGAGCAAGGCTTCCGTGTCTCGAAGCGTTATGCTCGCGTGGTTCTCACCCGTGCGAGCGGCACCTCTATCGCTTTAGGCTCGATGATCCTGCGCGGTGATCCTCTCGTCGCTCCTGTCTAAGCAATAGACATTAGACCAAGCCAAGGGGGCGGGCTTCATCGCCTGCCCCCTTTTTCATTTTAGGAAAACGTCATGCCAGTCACTCTGCCCGAAGCGAAACTGCATTGCAAAGTTGAGATCAATGACGATGACGCTTTGATCGTTGATTTGATCAATACAGCGACAAAACACGTCGAGCGAATCACTGGTTGGCTGACAACCTCGCAAACTATACAAAAATCATACAGTTTAATTTCACCAAAGATTATTTTGCCATATTGGCCCGTCACAGCGGTGACTGCTATCGAAATAGTGGGTGCAACGACAAGCAATGTCGCATCTTCGTTTGATGTCGATCTGACAGAAAGACCTGCACGCCTTGTGCTTTACGATCTGCTCACACTTGGTCGCGGTGATCGCCTTCGTGTGACCTACACAGCAGGCTCAACGACGCATCCTGTAGAGCTTCATCACGCAGTCATTCAGCTCGTCGGGCATTGGTATGAAAACCGAGGTGATGACATGACCACTGTGCCACCGTCTGTTGATCGGATTTTGTCGCAGTTTGTCGGGCTTCGCTTGTCATGAGCAAAATAGGAAAGCTGCGAGATCGCATCACTCTAAGTCGAAAGATACAAGTTTCAGACGGCGCGGGCGGTTGGTCAAAGACATGGCAAAACATCGGCACTTATTTTGGCGAAGCAAAACCTGCAACAGGTCGCTCTCGCTTTTTTGCTGATGGCCTTCGTGAAGAAGAAGGTGTGCTGTTCGAGTTTAGATCGGGCCCTGACATGAAGCAGGGCGATAGGCTGACATGGCGCTCGCAGGTGCATGAGATCGAGGCAGTGACTCTGCTAGGCGGTGCGAGGCGCTTTATCGAGGTTCGCGCTCGTGTCGTGCAAGCAGGTGAAGCATGAGCGCCCTAAGATCGAAAGTGATTGGCGAAAAGGCTTTATCTCGTGCGCTCACGCAAAAGGCGAAACGATATGAAGCTGCAGCGCATGAAGGTCTGACGGCATGGGCGATGCTTGTGCGAAATCATGCAGTCAAGGCAGTGCAAAAAGGGCCTAAATCAGGTCGCACTTATGTCAGAGGCAAGGTGCAGCACAAAGCATCAGCGCCCGGGCAAGCTCCTGCAACCGACACAGGCAATCTAGCAGGCGGCATTAACTGGAATGTAGACGCCTCGACACTGACGGCCGACATATTCGCAGGCGCTGCTTATGCAGTGCATCTTGAGCTAGGCACTCGCAAGATGGAGCCGCGGCCTTTTTTAGGGCCCGCTCTCGACGAAACCGCAGAGCGAGGTCTAAAGATATTTAAGGCAGCACTAGAGAGGGCGGCATAATGGCAGGGCCTGCGTTCGCGTTTCAGAAAATGGCCTTTGACGCACTGACAGCAGCAACAGCTCTCGTCGGTGGGCGCGTTTATGACTTTGTTCCTGATCGTGCAGCTTATCCGTTCATCTCGTTTGACGGTGGTGAAGCGAGCGATGCTTCAGGCACGACTGCAGCAGAAGGTGATGCAGACGTGTCTTTGACGCTTAATATCTGGTCACAGCAGGACGGCTGGTTAGAGGCTGATACGATAGCAGAAGCGATCTATGCGCGCCTGCATCGCGTGGTGCTGGCTCAATCCTCTGGGTGTCGTGCTGTGTTTAACTATGAGCGTGATCGAGGTCATATCAGGGACCCTGACGGTAAAACTCGCCGCGTGATTTGTCGCTATCGCGCTCGAATTGAAAGGCTTTAGACGATGACAACTGGTGCAGCAGCAGGTGCAGACCTCGCTCTAAGAATCGAAACAGCTACCCCCGGCACCTATGTCGCCTTAGCAGGTATGCAAGCGAAGTCGTTTTCGATCAACAATGAAGCTATCGAAACGACCAATAGCGACTCTACAGGTCGCTGGCGCGAGTATCTGACGGGCTCTCTTGCAATGAAAACAATGTCGTTTTCAGGCGACGGCGTTTTTAAAGACGGTGCTCCTATTGATCGCCTTGTGACAATGGTTAACGGCGCTTCAGGCGAAGCTAAGTTTCAGCTATTTGTCCCAACTCTTGGCACGTTTGAAGGCATGTTTAAGATCACTTCTTTGGAGCTCTCAGGCGCTCATAACGAAGAAATCAAATACTCGATGAGTGCTGAATCAAACGGCGCAATCACCTTTACCAATATCCCATAAGGTCAATTATGAAAGCTCGCGGCGACGTTTTATTGAAGGGCGGCAGGGACAAAGATCAAACCTTTGTCTTAGCCTTGACGATGGGCGCTCTTGCCCAGCTTGAAACCGAGTTCGGTGTGCGCTCCTATGTCGATGCACTGGCTAAGTTCAAGACTCGTCATGATGATGAAGGCAATGTGCTGCACCCTTCAATGAATGACCTCTTAAAGCTCATTTACTGCATGATTGAGTTTGACGAGCCGACCACACTTGATGACTTTAGGCGCATTCGCTTCGACCTAGAGGACATCGGCGCGGCAATGAAAGAGCTTTTTCCTGAGGAAAAGGAGGGCTCGCCTAGTAAGGCAGACTCGCGCCCGCCGCTACCCCTTGGGCGAGATGGTTCTACCTCGGAGTAAAAGAGATAGGCCTAAGCCCTGTCGAGTTCTGGACTCTGCGAATGAAAGAGTGGCTTCTGCTTAGCGAAGGTCACAAGCCTGAAGGCGCAATGAACAAAGAGCGAGTCGACGATCTTTTCAAACTATGGGACGAGATAGACGCTAAAAGAGAGGCGCTGAAAGATGATTAGCGATGGCGTTTTAGAGCGGCTCACAGTTCAAATTACAGGCGACCTCGACGGCCTGAATGATGCAGCAGATCGTGTCGGTACGACTGTCTCGCGCATGACTTCTGACATTGACGCTCACACAGGCAAGATTGGCAAATCTATGTCTGGCATGGGCTCGCTTGTCACTGGCGCGATTGGCGGTCTTGTTGCAGGCTTCGCGGTCGAGGGCGTGCAAGCGGTCGGCCAGTTTGCACAAGCCACCCTAGAAGCCGCTGACGACCTTGGCGACCTTGCCCAGCGATTAGGTGTCTCAACGACTGCGGTTCAAGAGCTGCAAGGCGTCTTTGTCGCAGCAGGCGGATCGCCTGAGTTAATGACGACAGCAATGGATCGACTAAATCAGTCTCTCGGTGAGTTTACGATGTCGGGCAAAGGCCCTGCAGCAGACGCATTCAAGCAGCTAGGCATTGATGCACAGATCAGCTCGGGGCAGATTAAGGGCAGTGAAGAAACCTTCTATGCTGTCGTGAAGGCAATCGAGAACATAGAGGACCCTGCAGAGCGTGCTCGCTTGTCGATGGAGCTATTTGGCAAGTCTGCAGGCAAAGACATGATCGAAGTGCTAGGCGCAGGCTCTGTAGCAATGGAAGAACAGCGAGCCAAGATGAAAGAGCTAGGCCTCGTGATGGACGAGGACTTGATCGCTAAAACCGCAAACGCAAAGCTCACTATCGACAAAGCCTCATTTGCAATCGGGCAATGGGCAACTGTAGCAATGGCGACGGCGATCACTAAGACACTAGATTTTGGCACAGCAGTCTCAAATGCTTGGGGCGCTATGACTAAATTCGTGTCTGACACCATGGCGGCGGTAGGCAATCTTTATAATGCGGTCGTAAATGGCTTCAGCGGCATCGTGGCGGCGTTTCAAAAGATTGGCGGGCAGATCGTCGATGGGCTCGTGCAAGGCATTTCAGGTCGCGTGCAGGCTGCTGCTCAAGCTGCAGCACGTCTCGCGCAGCAAACCGCACAAGCTGCAAAAGATGCACTAGGCATCAAATCGCCCTCGCGTGTGTTTATGACTTACGGCGAAATGATTGGTGAAGGCTTGGCGATCGGCATTAAGTCAAAGCAGGCTGATGTAGCAGGCGCTGTTCAATCGCTTGCAAACATTGCCGCTCAATTGTTTCCTAAAACCTTTGGCACAGGCAGCAAGGGCGGCAACATTCTTAATGCGATTTCTTCGATTGCTTCGATCTTTTCAGGCGGCAAGACACCTTCGTTTGGAACACCTTCGCTAGGCACAAGCGGCGGCAGCGCACAGATGGTGCTGAATAACTATTTAGGCAATGAGCTGCTCGATAGTCGCGTGCTGAAGCTATCGACAGCGACATCTGTGCAATCATTCCAAGCTGCACGCGGTCAAATCCCTGTTGATATGGGCCGCGCAAGCAGAAATCGGATGTGGTAAAATGCCTGCTTTTGTGCTCTCGATCCCCGCTCGCTTCTCTAGCTTCAAGGTGTTTCAGCACCCGCCTATGAAAACACTTACGGGCCTTTCAGGCGCGTCTGTGCGACTAGGTGTGCCGCCTTTGCATGGCATCGAGATTCAGGTCGGCGCTCTCTCTCGTGCAGAGAGCCTAAAACTGGCAGGTGAGCTCGCTCTCGCACGAAACAATGAAGTGGTGGTGCGTGTTCCTGATCAGGCTACGGGATTTACAGGCGGCTCTCTAACTGTTTCAAGCGTTAGCGGCCTGAATGTCACAATGACAGGATGGTCAGGGACATGGTCTGAAGGTAAACGTGTTTCGATTGCGCGTGCAGGCAGGCCGTATCTTGTGCCGACTTCAGGGCCTTTGACAGGCGGAAACACTTTTGCAATGGCAGCAGCACCTCGTGTGACCTTTGTTGCGGGTGATGTGATCTCGCACAACACCGTGACGCTTCAAGGTTTCCTTGAAAATGCCGACGCTTTGCTTGAAGAAGTGCAGTCACGCGGCGTTTGTGACGGCATGACATTCAGAATCAAGGAGCAGTTTTGACCTCTGTTGCTCTTGATAATGGTTTAGCCGCGGCCTTTCAGTCTGAAGTCTGGCTGATCAAGATTGCATGGCCGACAGGCACTATGCGTCTAATGACCTCTGCAGGTTCTCTGACGTTCGGAGGTGAGACCTATCTAGGCGGTGATGATACCGCTTGGGGCGTGATCATGGACGCAGAAGGCGTGCAGGAAGGCATAGGCGCACCTGCTGCAAGTTGTCGTGTCACGGGCGCTCTCACAGCGACACTGCAGACAGCAGCAGTGCATCCTGATTATCAGACCTCGCGTGTGGACATCTGGCGCGGGCTGCGAAGCCTGACAGATGCAACGCTAATTGATGCAGAGCCTTTAATTATAAACGGGCGTGTGTCCTCTGTAAGTCTGCGCTGGGGGCCTGAAATTGCTGAGATTCTCTGCGTCTCTCACTCTGAAAGGCGCTTCCTGCCTAGTGGTGGGCTGACTTATGATCAAACGCGATTTGATAACACAGACCTGTTTGATCAATTTGCTGCAGGCACTGCTGCTGTCTCTCCTGCTTTTTCCCTTCCAACGTTTGTCGGCCCCGGCGGAACAGGCTCGATCACAGGCGGCTTTGGAAGCGGCGGCACAGGCGGAGGCGGCTTCAACGACTTTGGCGATCAATTCGCAGAGCGTTAGCCTCCCTTAAAATGATCCTATGACGCCTCAAGAAATCGCCACAGACAAGATCGCGCAAGAGTGGATCGGTCGCCCTTTCAAGTTGGGGTCCGACGATTGCGCTCATTTGGTCATGGCTATGCGAGCCGAGATAGGCGCACCGATTAGTTTCAAGGGTGGGGCAAAATACTCAACCGAGGCAGGCGCAATCAGAGCACTTCGCAAGCTAGGCTATAATGATCTCGATCAAGCCTGTGATGGTCTGCTTGGGAGTCGATTAGAAAACCCTTTATTCGCAAGTTACGGCGATGTGATCATGGTTCCGGGCGAAGGCTCGCTTGCAGGCGGGCTTGGCATCATGTTGAATGACGGTAGAGTGCTAATTGCAGCCGCTCCTGAAGGCGTGCAGCCTGTTTTTCAGCCGCTAGGTCATGTTAACCCACAAACAGGAAAAAGCCTCTGTCTGGCCGCTTGGAGGCTTTTCTGATGCCTCAGCTCGCAGTCTTTGCATGGGGAGCATTTTCAAGCGCAGTGGTCGGCAACGCATTAGCGGCGTCGGCTTTTTTAGCAGGTGCAGGCTTATCGACAGGTTTGGCTATTACGCTCGGCTCTTATGGGGCGGTTGCCTACACAGCAGCGCAAGTAATTGGAGGCATTCAAGCTGTCGCATCTGTTTTAGGTGTTGGGCAAAAGCAACCATCATTGCGCGGTGCTTGGGAGCAGGGCAGATTAACTGTTGACGCCTCTGCAAGTCGTAAACTGATTGTAGGGCGCACCGCACTATCAGGAAGCCTTCGAGCGCAGTTTCAGGTCGGCAAGTATAAAGATTGGTTTTGGCAGACTATTGCACTAGGCGGTGCAGGGCCAATTGAAAGCCTTGACGGCGTTGTGATCGAGCGTGTGACTTACACAATCAACGGCAACGGCCAGTGCTCTTATGCTCCGAACGACATGCAGGTTTTTTTTCGTGACGGAGCATGGGCGCAGTCAGCTATCACGTCATTTCCGCTTCGCAATGTAAGCGAGACACCAACAGGGCAGTGGACATCAAGCCATCGCGGAGCAGGCATTGCTCACGTCTTGTGGGTGGCTCGCGAAAATCCGAAAGTCTTTACCAAAGGGAAGCCGCAGCCGCTTTTTTTGGTAAAGGGTCAAACTGATCTGATTGATCCTAGAACAGGCACGACTGCAGGCTCGACGCATCGAGACAATCCTGCAGTCTGGGAATATACATGGCGACTCGGTTTCAAGTCGCCTTCAGGTTACGGCTCGGTCGATCTAGGCGGATTTCAAAAGACAGTCGATCAGCTCGACACCGCAACTTATGCAGCGTGGGCCAATCGCTGTGAGTCGCTAGGCTGGAAGGTTTCAGGCGAGATTGATCTGAACGAAGATCGAGAGGCAGTGTCGCGTGCCTTCTGTCAAGCAGGCGCTGCTGTTCCTATTGTAAAAGGCGGAAAAGATTCTGTCTTTTATCAATCAGTCAAAACCTCTTTGATGACTTTGACCGAAGCTGATTTTGTCGGTGACATTGAAGTTTTAACGTCGCCTGAAATCCGTGACAGATCAAACGGCATTGTGCCTCGCTTTAGATCAGAGGCGCACGGCTGGGAGCAGGTGGCCGGCTCACTTATCACGGCAAGTTCTTATGTCGCCGAGGACGGCGGATCACGCATTGCTGAAGTTCAGTTTCCTTTGGTGGTCTCTGCTACGCAAGCAGGACAGCTCGCAGCCTATCAGATGGTGCAGTCAAGAGAGCGCCTGCTTGTTCGAGGAGCTATTCACCCGCGGATTCTAGCAATCGCCCCCGGCGAAGCTATAACGATCAATGTGCCTTCGCGTGGTATATCAAGCGTCAAGTGTATCATGGAAGGCCGCACGATAGGCACTGATGGCGCGATCTCCTGCACGTTTCGATCCGAAACTGACTCAAAACACACTTATGCAACGGGCGTAACAACGACTGTTCCTGACACGTCATTGCCAAGTCTGTCTGATGGGACAATAGACAGCCCTACTGCAGGCGTGTGGACGGCAGCAATTGCACAAATTACAAGTGACGCAACATCGCTTCCTATTATTCGTGTGACAGGTGCAGTTGAGAGCTTCAGAGTCGCTGCGGTTCTTATTCGCTATCGCACAACGATAGGGCCGGGTCCGTGGAACAATTTAGCCCCTGCCAATCGTGATGCAACGCGCATCGAGATCGACACTGTAACGCCAAACACAAGCTATGACCTCGAAGTCAGCTACATCAGCGTCACAGGCAAGGAATCGGCTTGGACATCGCTTGGCACTGTTTCAACAGGCACATTTGTCGCAGGTCAGGCTGCTGAAGGTATTGGCGGCGTTCCGATCTTAAACAGCTTGGTGCCTCAGTCTGGGAATTTGTGGCGCTATTCTCTTATGGAGCGCGGCGCACGCGGATATGAGGCGTTTGCAGTCTCTGGCGCGGTTGTTTCTACTACACCTGCTTTGGTTGAATTTGAGGGTCGCCGCATCATGCGATCCTATTTCTTTTCAACTACAACCAACAGTCAATGTTATCTTGGAACGAACGCTCAAGGCAACGCAAATGTTCGGCCTAATCAACGATATGCACTTCAAATGCGAATCCAGACAGAAGGCGCAGTCCAGAAGTCGCAAGTCGTTGTGTTTTGGCGAAATCAAGCCGACGATGCAACGATCAGTGCGTTCATTGGTCCTGACATCACGGGACTTTCCGCCTTTGAAACCCTTGTTCAATATGAAGTGACCGCCCCAAGCAATGCTGCTTTTGCTCGCGTTTTTTTGGTCACAACGAACACAAACGGCGGCTCGCTGTCGCTCAGCATTCATGAGCCTCAACTTGATCCTATGATGCCGAATCAAACCGGCTACCCGCCATTTACGCCCGGTCCGTTTGGTGATGATGGTGCAGACGTTACTGGCGTGAACACGGCAGCGGCAATTGTTGGTCAAGGCACAGGCGCGACAGCAAGTAATCTGACAGGATTGAACGCAACTGAAGGCGGTAAACTGGGCGGCATTGAGACAGGTGCGACAGTCGGCGCAACAGTAGGGACTAACTTTCGTTTTCCTGACACCTCGATTGCTCCAATCGGGCGTGTGGATAATGCACTTAACCCTGCTGACGGGAACCTGTTTCGCTATTCTTTGATGGAGCGCGGCACGCGAGGGTATAATGCTTTTGGAACAGGCGGCGCAACTATCGTCAATCCGCCTTACCTCTTGGCGTTCTCTGGCATTCGATTGGTCAAGACAGATTTTACCTCTAGCACGAATGGCAGCTCAACTTATCTTGGCACGAACGCTCAAGGCTTGGCGCGGGTAAAGCCATCGCAGCGGTATTCGGTTCAGGCCAGAACCGAAACAAGCGGATCAATTCAAAGCTCTGTTTTAGCAATTGACTGGCGCAATGATGACAACTCGGCGTCTCTTGGCTTCTCTTTTTCGACTTCGGTGTCTGGCACATCGCCGCTCGGGACTTTGCGACAATTTTTTACAACAGCCCCAGCAAATGCGGCTTTTGCAAACGTGTTCCTGATCTCGACCAACACCAATGGCGGCGCTGGTTTCTTGGCTCTTTACGAGGGGCAAATCACAGCGGTGACGGCAGATGCCACAGTCCATCCTGCCTTTACGCAAGGTCCGTTCGGTGACGATGGCGCAGATCAAACTGGCAATAACACTGCAGCAGCCATTACGGGCCAAGGCAACAACGCGACAAAGAACACCAATGCGGGCTTGTTGTCTGCGCGCCCAACTGGCGTCGATGGCGACACCTATCACGCGACCGACACCAAGGAAATCTATTTCAAGAACGGCGGCTCGTGGGTCAAGGTCGCTGATGTGGCCAATACCTTTAGCGTTTCCTTGTCCGCTACCAACATTACTGCAAGCGGCACAGGCACAACTCTTACAACTGGCAATGTGACCGCAACACCTTCGGGCGGCTCTGGCTCTTATGGCTATGCTTGGGCGGTCATCACCAAGGACGTGCAAAGCCTCGATCCGTTCATGATCTCGCAATCCGCCACCTCGGCTTGCCGTGCGACATTGGGGGCAGGTCAAGCGGTCGAAGGCACAATTCAGCTCACCGTAACGGACCTCTCGACTGGAGCGATCCAGATCAAGACGCTTACTTACAACATCACCAACACTGCCTAGGGGCGCGCAATGAATCTAACCGACCTTAGAAACCAGATCGAGACTATTGCTTGGGGTCCGCGCGGCACCGAAGGCTTGCAGGCCGCGACTGCACACGCTTCGCCAGTTATGGTCATCTGTGCGGCGTTCCAAGATATGCGTGAGCGCACCGACTTGACCTTGTTCGAGACTGAGACTTTGCGCGAGTGCTGCAAGATGATCCGCGCCCATCAGTTTCACGGCCTCGCGCAAGAGGCGCTTGAGGTTCAGGTCAGCCTACCGCCTTCCCCTCAAGCCTTCAAAATCGCGGGAGTCGATCCTAATGAGTGAGCCGTCACGCCCCCGCACCATTCGCCTCACTGATGCTGAGTTACGCGCCATTGCGCACGAGGCTGCACAAGAAGCTACCAAGACGCTGGAGGCGCGGATCACGAGCCTAGAGATGGCTTTGAAGTCCGGCCAAGGCGTCTTGATTGGTGCCGCCGCCGTGATCGGCTTCTTTCTGGCTGACGGCATCTCTCGCCTGAAACATTTATTGGGACTCGCGTCATGAAAGATTGCTCCTTCACGGTGGATCGCGGCGCTGACCAATCGATCCTATTCAACATCTTCACCACTGAGACTGGCACCACGCGCAAGAACCTGACGGGCTGCACGGTGACGGCTTACATTGGCGCAGGAACGGCGACAATCACCAAGGCGCTGCGGATTGTCGACGTGCCGACCGGGCAAGTCGCCCTTGATCTCACACCCTCTGAAAGTCGGTTAATCTTGGCTGGACAACGGATGGACGCAGAAATCGAGCTTCGTGAAGGCTCGCTTCAAATCATTGTCGGGCGCGGTCGTGTGACGGGTCTCGGCGGAATCAACCTCGACACCTAAGGAGTAAAAGACAATGGCACTTCAACTCTCTGTAGCGACACGAAACGCGCTGCTGGATGCAATTGAAACTGCAACTGGCACAACGCCGACTTTGGAAATTCGCACGGGCGCGCCTCCTGCAAACGCAGCGGCGGCTGATACTGGCACGGTGTTGGCGACTATGGTTTTGCCGTCTGACTGGATGGCGGCAGCTTCATCTGGCTCTAAGGGTCTCTCTGGAACATGGCAGG